ATCTGCACTAAAAGAGAATGATATTATCTATACTCATACGATGTACGCTAAACAGTTATTTGAAATATTAAAAGAAGTAAAAGTAAAGATAATATTAATCACTCATAATAGTGATATGAATGTTGATCGTTCTTTTGAGATTCCTTTTTGTGTTAAAAAATGGTTTACTCAAAATGTAAACTGTGAAGATTATTTTATTGAATCTATTCCAATTGGACTTGAAAATAATAGATGGTTTCAAAAAGAACATAAAAAGGAAAAAATGGAAATGTTGCTTTTACAAGAAAAAGATATACATAATACTTTACTTGTAAATTTTAATACTGAAACGAATCCAAAAGAAAGAGTACATGCTTTTAATATATTTAAAGATAAAGTGTGGGCTACCTGTAAATGTTCTAAAAATGGTTTCGATTTTTCTTCGTATATTTGGAATGTTTATAATCATCAATTTGTTCTTTGTCCTGCAGGAAATGGGATAGATACTCATAGAACTTGGGAAGCATTATATATGAAAAGTATTCCGATTGAAAAAAGGACACATAATAATTTCTTTTATAGACATCTACCTATTTGTTTTGTAGATGAGTGGGAAGAAATCACACCTGAATTTTTAAAACAAGAATATAAAAGAATAAAAAGTTTCAAAGATTGGAATTTAAATATGCTTGATTTTGCTTATTGGAAGATAAAAATTTTATCATTTAAGTATGAAAACAGTAGTTTTAGTATTACGTAGTGGGGGTGATTTTACGTTTAAAGATGTTGAATTGATTGCTCGATACATTCATGGAAAATGGATTAGTGCTGAGAAACCAAGAATTATATGTTTATTTGATAAAGTTCAGCAATCTACAGATTTAGGTAATATTTTATTTCTTCCATTGCCAAATAATCATCCTGGAACTTGGTCTAGGTTAGCTTTATATAGTCCAGAGATGGAACAATACAGACCATTTTTATATATTGATCTTGATACAATTATTGTAAAATCTATTGAAAATATATTTGATTTAGTTAAAGATCAATCTCAATATATTACACTTGAGGATTTTTCACAAAAAGGTCAGTTAGCTACAGCATTAGTTTGGTTTCCTGCAAATTCAAAAAAGATTGAAAATGTTTGGAAAAATCAAGATAAAGCAGCAATAGGTACTTTTAGGATGGATTATTATTTGAGGAGAGTTATCACTGCTGATAAATTTTGGCAGCAACTTTCCAATACTATTTATGATTTTAAACCACTTGAAAAGAAAATTTTACTTGATCCATGTCCTGTAGATGCAAATATAGTTTGCCTACATGGGAAACCTCGTATTTGGGATGCTGCTTCTCGTGTTCAATGGGTAGATCAATATATTAATTTTAAGGAATTTAATCAAGTCAGACAAATGTCAAAAGTTTCTGTAATTATCCCCTATAAAGTAAATAGGGGTTGGTTAAATGATGCTATTAAATCAGTTCCTAAAGATGTTCAATTATTGGTTAGTCAAGGAGAAGGAAATTGGCCTGCAAATTTTAATAAGGTTTTAAAGCAAACAACAGGAGATTACATTAAATTTTTACATGAGGATGATATGTTGACCGAAGGGAGTATTGAAAATGCTGTGAATGCTATTGATAAGCAAAAGGTAGATTTTATTCATGGGAATGCTTATGAAATATCAATAAATTCAGAGAATCCTCAAATGGAATATATCCCTTCAGTAAAAATTCCAACAGTAGAAAGTTTATTACAAAAAAATACAATTCATAGTGCCACGTTAATGTATAAACGTGAAATATTTGATAAAATAGGTAGTTTTGATGAATCTTTATGGACTCAGGAAGAGTTTGAATTTAATTTGAGATGTTTAAAAGCAGGATTTAAAATTGGATATTGCAATAGTTTTCTTGCTTACTATCGTAGACATCCTCAACAAAAAGTGAGAACTGTTCCAATTATGGAGATAAAAGAAGAAAAGAAAATGGTACGTGCTAAATATATTTAACTATGGGCTGGGACGGATGGGATACACCACAAGGTGACACTTTATATAATCAATTACCTAATCAATGGTCTAATAATGCAGAAAGACAACAAGTAAATGTTTCTGCTAACGATGTAATTGAAATCATGGAAAATTGTACGGTTGATCCGGCAATTATAGATTCTTTTATAGTATCAGCGTATGAAGTAGTAAAAAAGGTATTTCGAGGTGATAAAATGGTTTCTATAACATTACGTAGAGAAATTCTTAAATGGTTTGCAGCACATTTAGTAGCTTCAGTATTTTATAAGGAAACTATAACTGAAAAATTAGGTGATGCTGAATTATATTATATAAATGAGAAAGGTTCTGCTCAGTGGGCAAGTGCATTAAAAGCAACCAGATATGGACAAGTGGTTCTTCAAATTGACATATCAGGTAGAATGCAAGCTTCTGTTGGTTTACGAGCTGCAAAAGTACATGCTGTAAAAGAATTTAGTAGAGAACAAAAAGAAAGGGCAAACAACGGTGAATGGAGCTGGTACTGGTATTTCTAATTGGTTGATAAACCAATGTACGCAAACAGCGGTATACTGGGGTAATCCTACTTCAGATGGATATGGACATCACTTATTTGACCCACCTGTAGAAATTCCTTGTAGATGGCAAGATTCAACTATTGAAGTAGCTACCTCGAATGGTGAATCTCAAACATCAAGAGCGGTTGTCTATTTATTGCAGGATGTTCAGAATGAAGGAATGTTAATGCTTGGTAATATTGCTGATTTAACGGAAGATCAAATAATAACACCAAAGAACATAGCTGATGCTTGGATTATAATAAAATTTGACAAGACACCTTATTTAAGGGATAATACAGTATTTTTACGTAAAGCCTATTTATAATGAGCTGGATAGGATCAGGAGAATATCGAATAGAAGGATTTGAGGAGGTTCTGAATAATCTTAATAAAGAGATTGCTGAAATGAAAAATAATAGCATGAAAGGATTAATTCAAGCTGCTATCATTATTCGTAGGGATATGGATAAAACAAAACCTTTAATTCCTGTTGATCTTGGAAATATGAGAGCTTCCTGGACTACAATTAATGTCTCTGTATTTAATAAAAAAGCATTATTGATGGGTTTTTCAGCAAATTATACTTTTTTTGTTCACGAAATGCTCGGAATGAAACCTCAACCAGGATGGAGATATGGACCTAAAGGTAAAAAAAGATGGTACACTCCTCGTCCTGATGCAGGTCCTAAATTTTTTGAATATGCAATAAAGAGAAATGTAGATGTAATATTAGAAACAATTCGATTAAACGTGAAAGTATGAATATGGTTTCTGAAGATATTAAAGATATGTTGGTATCAGATAGTGCACTTGGACTTATCTTTAAAACGAATTTGTTTATTGCACAAGAACCGAGCTATTCAGCGAGTTCTAATTTACCAGTTGATGTTACTACCATATTTGATACAGGAGGCTATAAAGATGAACTTTGTCTTGATGGTTATAGGTTGAATAAACCCTCTGTTCAAATAAGGGTAAGGAATATTTTATTTCCAGTAGCAATGGCTCTTGCTGAACAAATAAAAGATTTTTTATACACGCAACAGCAATCAATTTGGAATGGAACTTTATATACTTTTATAGTATGTGTGAATGGTCCTTATCTTTTAGATTTCGATGAGAATGATAATTGTAGAGTTGTTATGAATTTTGATTTTATCAGAACAAATATAAATTAAATTAAACAAATAGGAGGAAAACAAAATGGATGTAAATGCAACAGTAGGCGTAGGTACCATATTCCGTAGATGGAGTGGAACAGCTTGGCAGATAATATCAAAAGTACAATCAATTACAGGTCCTAGCATGACTCGTGATACAATTGATGTAACTTCGTTAAATTCAACAGGTGGATACAGAGAATTTGTGGCAGGTTTTAGAAAAGGTGGAACTATAGTTTTAAAAGGATTTTTCTTGAGGGATAATTTCGCTTTATTTTTAAGTGATTTTCAAAGTAATATTATTCAATATTAAAAGATAGTATTACCTGATGTTGATTTGACTTCAATGGAATTTACCGGACTGGTTACTGATATGCCTTTAACTATTCCACTTGATCAAGCAATCACGAATGATATAACAATTACAATTTCAGGTCCTGTATTACTTACTTCAGGTACAGTACAACCAGGTTAATTTTTTTAATTATTTAATTTTATTTTATTATGGGACAATTAGATCGTAGTAAGTTATTACAAAAAGAAGTTTTACAAATAGAAAAAGTAGAACTTGGTGAAGATGGATTTATTTATGTTCGTCAAATGACAGGACATGAACGGGATACTTTTGAACAATCTTTAATAAAAGAAAAGAAAGATTCAAAAGGGACTATTACTGGTTATGATCGAGCCACGAGTGATTTTCGTGCTAAATTAGCTGTTGTAACAATTTGTGATGAACAAGGTATTTTACTACTTCAACCAGGAGATTATCCAGCATTAAGTGCAAATATGTCAGCAAAAACGTTGGAAAAGATTATTAATACTGCACAAAAACTCAATTCCATTACCGAGGAAGACAAGGAGAATTTGGTAAAAAACTCCGAAGCCGGCCTGGGCGAAGGTTCCAGTTCCGGCTCTGTAGAGAATTAGGATATGCTCATCCAGATCATTTATTGGATGAGCTTACTTCTTTTCAATTAAGTGAATGGGAAGCTTACGACAAATTAGAACCTATTGGTGAAATGAGGTCTGATTTTAGAATGGCAAATATTATGTCACTTATAAATAATCTTGCAATTGCTATTCATTCTAAAAGTACTCAAAAAACTACACCTTTAGATTTTATGCCTAAATGGGATGAAGAAGAACAACGAGTAGTAAAAGAAGAACCTGCAATGGATCCTGAAGAAATAAAACGAATTTTTATGAGTTTACCAGGACACAATGTAGTTGACAAGAAAACGAAACAGATTATAAAACGAAATGAATAATGGCTGATCTTGGAAGTTTATGGGCTACATTAGGGGTTGATACTACTCAACTTGATATGGCAATTGTTAAAATGAACGAGTTTCAAGTAGCTGCTAATACTTCATTAGCGAGTGTTCAATCTGGACTAAATTCTGCAGGTCGTGCAATGCAATCATTTGGACGTTCAGCAACAATGTATATGTCCGTTCCGTTAGCATTAGCTGGAGTAGCTGTATTTGAACTTTCAAGTAAATTTGAAGCTTCAATG